AGCAACATTACGCGGAAGACACACTGGTCTCCTTATGACTGCCGGGAATTACCCGGTCCGTCACCCCAGAGGATCACTCCTCTGAGGCCCACCCCAGCTTGATGTCGACGGCATGGGGGCGTCCTGAACGCTCCAAATGCTTCTTGTCCTCTGATGGCTGGTCAGATTGCTTCAAGAAGAATTTCTGAAGAGCAAACACGTCATCCAGTCGGTTGACTGGAAGGCGGCTGACCTTTCTCCAACCCTTAACAACAGGGTAATGAAGATCGGGGTGCAACCGGTGTGACCTTTCCCATTGAAGGAATGAGTGTCTACCCACCAGCGGGCTATTTTCCCCAACCAGGGGGAAATACCTTAGAATCTCTTCCAGGTACTGGTCGAGGTACGCTGCAGCTGTCCACATCCCTTGCTTGTAAAGCAGGTTCCGTGTAGCTGCAACGCTAATAACCGCTGGAGCGTCCTTTCGTGACGTGGGGAGCAACTGACGAACACGTGTGATTGACACATCACATCCGTCAAAGTACTCCTTCCCACAAGACTCTCTGAATTTAGAATTCATGAAAGTCTTGTGACGGTTGACTCTTGCACCAAAATGCTCGAGTTCCGCAATCACGAAAGCGGCGTGATCTTTGGGGACAATGATATCATCCCCAAAGATTCTCACATCGCCAGCAAACCGTTTGATACGGTTTGCTGTTAGATGGATTCCGCTGCTTTTCTCTATTCCCAAAAAGGCGCAGGTCAGGAAGACCATTGCCTCTACAGGGAAACAGAGAGCAGACCCCATCGACGCGTACTTGGCTAGGCGGATTACGCCGTGACCAGGTACATCAGCCTTCCGTGATCTGGAAGCATCCAAACCCTCAAGAAGAGAGGGCCAAGGTGCGACCATTTCTCGTACGAGCTGGTTCGAGACAAGATCGGAAGCATCCGACAGATCTATCGTCGCATACTCGCCAGTTACACTGGCTTTCTCGGCCATTCGGTTATTCACCTCTTGGTCGTGGAACCCGATCATCCCGTAGGTCTCGCTAGGCAACTCGTCGTAAAACACCGACGAAATTGCTTGTTGAACATACTGCATAGCAGTCGGTTCAATCGCGATAATACGGGGAGTCTTGAGCGTTTTAGGGACCGTGATAACCCTTACGGGTATCTCGTCCCGGGGAGTGAGGAAAGCTGCACCTGCCAGGTACTCATGGTACCTTGCGTTTGGAATGGCGTATTCCAAGAAAGGAAATACGCTTTCCACTCGCTCTGGCCACGTACTGTGATAATACTTCTGGTTTCCCAGTTTCTTATCTGCAGTAGCGCCTGGGCCGTGCTTCGGGAAAAGACCGAACTGGTCGATCTCCGCGTTCAGTTTACCGAACGTGTTTCCGAACAGCAAGCTGGCCATCCTTCTGAACCGATTGTAATCGGATTTATTCAGTCGGCGGTCAGTTGCCCGCACTTCCTCCTCGTTCTGGATGTACGAGCGAAACGCTTTCGCGTTTCGCTCATCCGAACACTCCAACTCCACCTTTTGAAACACCAGCGAAAGCTGGCGGATCATTTGAATGGCGTCAGGGTCCGGATCATCCAGAAGGAATCCATCGCGACCATTGAACACTAGGCTGAAGAAACCTCCTAGAAATAAGGGGAAACTTCCACGACACCTGAAACCAGGATAATCGTGAGAGCTGCTCTGTCCTTGCTCGATGCCTTTTTGGAGGCCAGCAGCGAGAACAGGCAAGGTTATCGTGAGAAACGATAACCCCTCGTGTTCAACGCGTTCAACGATCTTTTGTTGATCGCGAACGGTGCTTACGCGACATCGCATGGCCGCATCATGGGCCATGCTGTGCCAGAGGTCCAACAGGCTTTTCATCCTACCTCCTAGATAGGGGGATTGGATCCTGCCTGTGTGACGACTTACGCCTACAGAGACATCCATAGAAGATATGGATATGGTTGACTGATAAGAAATACTCAGTCAGTCTCTGTAGTCCCCACAGAGTCGCCGAGAGGGATTCGCCACCTTTGTACAAAGTAGCGAAATCCGTCGACGTCCTCGATCTCGATTAGGAGACAAGGACCGAAACCGTCCGAATTGCCCGTGAGAATGTAAGTAACACCCTCTAGGTCAATTGTTTCAGTGACGATCCTCTGCGGCTCATCGGATTGCTCCGATGGGGATTCCCGAAGGAATTTGGAAAACAGGCGAAGCTTCTCAGCTTCACCTTGATTCCCGAAGGAATCGGTCATTTCGACCTCACATTTCTCCACCGAGGAGCTTTGTGACATTAGCGCCACTGCTTGCCGTGAGGTAAGCAGTCAAGCCATCCACTACCTGCTTCGCCTCTGCGACGGTGAACCCAGTGATGGGAACATCGACAACGAGGTAAGCCGACATCGAGTATCTGATGTTGGTCGAAGAGATAAGCGGATCGGCTGCGATCTTCGAAAGATCGAGCCGGACCTGGCGACGAGTCCTCTTACCGTACTGGTGAGAGAACTTAAGCACGACGTTTCCGTCGTCCTTGCGAAACTCTCCGGTGTTAACACCGGCTGAGACGCGAGGCAGGCTATTGGCGACAGCGTTGATTGTCACGCTCTGGGGATCTGCGAACACAGGAAACTCCTGGACTTGTAGGGACCCAGCTCTTGTGAGCTGAGACATGGTGGTTCAGTTGTGCATCACAACTGTCGCGGACCCTTGGTTAGACCAAGGGCCGCTAGGATGGACCATTGGTAAGCTGAAAGCGAACCAAGCTCCAGTCCGAAGCCATACGGTGTGGCGGCACGTCGGATTTTGCGGTATGCTACCGCTTCCCACGTACCACCCCCGGCAACTCCGCCTTGAATGGCGACGCCGGGCCATGAACGCAAGCGTTTCACTTGCTGATGGCACATTATGTAACCATACTTCATGACAAGGTGATCGAAGTTGAATGCGGAGATGTTATGTAACACATCTCCGACATTCGAGAACCAATCGATCGCCCAGCTCCAAGGGGCGAGATTCCAGAGAGTCTCGGGCGTTAGCTCGAGACCTAGCAGTTTATCTGCATAGCTGATATACTTACCAAGTGTATTGGTGAGCCTATCATTCTCTGGGATCCAGTACCTGAACGCACCCGAGAACCACTTTCTTTCGAAAGTGATCTGAGTTTGATTCACGTACTGTTGCCCCCCGAACGTACTCTCCTGTGTGAGAGGAACCCCATAAGAGTTCCCTCCAGTGTGGACGAGTACGTCCTCAGATGGAAAGTCATATCGACGCCTAACTAGTTGACCCGCATCACGCTCGTACTGCTTCAGAATGCGTTCAGCATCCTTGACAGCACTAGCGAGGGAACGGACCTCGGATACCAGAGGTACCCACCCAAACTGGACATTTAGGTACTCTCCACCGGCAGATCTTGCCTTGGAGGACCTTTCTTTCCAGCTTTGGGCACCAACTAGGCTCGGTATACCTTCTCGGATTAATTCTCCGAGAAATACCGACATGTCAGCCACTGACCTGGTAGGCTCACAGCGAGCAATCGCCGTTGTGCCCCAGGCGTCCAACTGTGCGTTGGATGGCTTGGCGGGGAGGATAGGCATATCACCGGGATAAACACACTGCCCGTTGATATACTTGGTTACCCCAAATTGCGTATACTGGCCAGTAAGACGGCCAGCTGCACCGGATATCTGGTAACGTTCCGTGAGGAAGTCACCACCGATGTCACGCTTTTTCTCCTCATCATTTTGAGGAGGCCAGAGATGACCTTCAGATGTAGTAGTCTGTCGATCGGAATACTCGGATGTGTATGTCTTTCCAGGCACACCATTCGAGAGCGTAGTCGTAGCAACGGCCGAACCGGTCACTACGTCACGCTTCCTAATCTTGATGTTAGGATTTCCGTCAACCATCTGAGAGCTCCGTATGTGGTGGAATGTTGCCTGCGTGCGATGCACTGCACCGGGCATTCGTGCAAGCACCAAAAGGTGGCTACTGCCACCTGGGGCCCCCTCG